GCAGGTTGGAACGACGCTCGCGTTGCTTGAACGTGGCTCGATGGTCATGTCCTCGATCCACAAGCGCCTGCACTACGCGCAGTCGCTTGAGTTCAAACTGTTGGCCGAGGGCTTTGGCACGTATCTGCCGGACGAATATCCGTACGATGTGCCGGGCGCGAGCCGGAAGATTAAAAAGTCTGACTTCAACAACATGGTGGCGGTGCTGCCGGTTGCTGATCCCAACATTTTCAGCTCTTCGCAGCGTATCCAGCTAGCGCAGATGCAGTTGCAACTTGCTCAAAGCGCCCCGCAGATGCACAACATCTACGAAGCGTATTACCGCGTGTATGCTGCGTTGAATATCCGTGACATTGACGGAATCCTTTTGCCGCAGAATACGCAGATGCCGAAGGATCCTGCATCGGAGAACGCTTCGGTGTTGAATGGCGCTCAGCTGAAGGCATTTGCTGGCCAGCAACATGACGCGCACATCTCTGCTCACTTGCAGATGGGCATGTCTCCGATCCTGCAGGCCAATCCAATGGCTGCGATGGTGTTGCAGCAGCATATCCTTGAGCACATCCGAATCAAATCGGAAGAGGATGTCGAAGCCGATCTTTTCAAGATGTACGGCACGGATCCGGATCGCATGGTTTCCGCTATTCAGAAGGAAGGCATGATCGCAATCAAGGTCGCCGGGTATCTGCAAGAGGTCAAGTCTGTGCAAGACCAGATGGCCGGAGGCGGTGGCGGAGAAGATCCGTTGGTCGCGCTCAAAGCCAAGGAAATCGAGCAGCGTGCTGCTTCGGACCAAGCCAAGAACAAGATTGCGGAAGAGAAGCTGCAGTTGGATAAGCAAAAGGCTGACCAATCCGCAGCATTTGATCAACAACGCCTGCAATTGCAGGCTGCTAAGACCGGAGGATGACATGCCGTTGAAGAAGGGATCGAGCCAAAAGACGATTAGCCGCAACATCGGCGAACTCGTCAGCACTTACAAGCAAAAGGGAAAGATTGGCACCAGCAAGCCGAAGAGCAAAGCAGCCGCCGTAAAGCAAGCCGCTGCGATTGCGTACTCGAAGGCGGGTAAGTCACGCGGCATGAAGCGCGGTGGCGGTGTAATGGGTGCCGTTAAGACGGTTAAGAAAAAGGACGGCAATCGCCCCGTCAAGATTTACTGATTAGTACGCGCCACAGGGAGGGCGCAAACCTCCCTGCTTTTCATGGAAACTTACCATGCTTGAATTTGCAGAATCTGTTCTGAGAGAAATCAGAAAGCTTCGTCAAAGCGCCGAGGATATTGTCCTCAATGGCTCTATCCCAGATATGGAGCGGTATCGCTACATGATGGGTCGTCTCGAAGGATTAAAGCTGGTTGAAGAATCCGTGAAAGAGCTTTTGAAAAAGCGTACGGACGATCGACTTTAATCACTGAGGAGACTTATGACAGAGCCAGAAAAAGAACTGACCGCTTTGGAAAAGAAGTGGCAGCAAGAGGAAGCGGCAAAAACGCCGTCGCTTGACGACGCATATACCGCTGAAGGACTTAAACCAGAGAAGTTGAATGATGCGGTTTTAGATCGCATCCCAACGCCGACGGGATGGCGCATCGCGATCCTTCCCTACCGCGGGGCGGAAAAAACCAAGGGCGGTATCGCCTTGGCCGACGAAACCCAGCGTAAGCAGCAAGTGGCGACTGTTTGTGGCTACGTGCTCAAGATGGGGCCCTTGGCTTACTACGACGAGAACAAGTTCTTTACGGGGCCGTGGTGCGGGGTTGGCGACTGGATCATTTTCGGCCGTTACGCGGGGGCGCGCATCCCGATCGACGGGGGTGAGATCCGGCTAATTAACGACGACGAAGTTCTCGGGACGATCAATGATCCCGAAGACGTCCTTCACATGTGGTAAGGGGATAACTAAATGGCTATCGAACAAAGCGAATTGGAATTTAACGTGGGCGAAGACGAGCAGCCGGCGACGGTTGCTGTGGGCGAGGATGGCAAGGCAGAGGTCGTGCCGGAGGCCCCAGAGGCCCAGGAAAAGGCTGCTCCGCAGGCAACGGAAAAGGAACTTGACCAGTACAGCGACAGCGTTAAGAAGCGCATCGACAAGCTGACGGCTCGCCTGCGCGAAACGCAGCGCCGTGAGCAGGCCGCCCTGCAGTACGCCAAGCAGATGCAGAGCCAGGTCCAGGAGCTCGAGCAGCAATACGTCCGATCGGACGAAGGCCGCTTGACCGAGGCCAAGGGGCGCATCGAAACGCAGGTTGTTGCGCTTAAGCAGATTATCCGTAAGGCCCGTGAAGAAGGAGATATCGACACCGAGACCGAAGCGCAGCAGCGTTTGGCCTCTTTGACGATGGAACAGGGCAAAATCGACGATGCCGCCCAACAACGGTCGGCGTGGCTTGCCCAGCAGCAACAGGCCCAACAGCAGGCCCCGGCCCCGCAGGCGCAGCCTGCCCGTGAGGTCGATCCTCGGGTCGAGGAATGGGCGGAGAGAAACAAGTGGTACGGTAAGGATACGGTCATGACCCATGCGGCATGGGGTATCCATCGTCAGTTGATCCAAGTTGAGGGGTTTGACCCCAATGCTGACGAGTACTATGATGAACTGGACAAACGTATCCGAGAGGCCTTCCCGCAAAAGTTTGCGGACACCTCCGGTGCGCAGGGCAGAGCAACAAGAACCGTGCAGACGGTTGCTCCGGCTTCACGATCCTCCGGGATCAACACAACTGCACGCCGCACTGTCAAGTTGACACCGAGTCAAGTGGCAATTGCAAAAAAGCTGGGCGTTCCGCTTGAGGAATACGCCAAGTACGTGAAGGAGTAAGGAAACATGACGGACGTCAAAACTTTGAATCGCACCTCCCGTGACACTGATAGCCGTGGGAAAAATGCGCGACGCCGGCCGTGGGCCCCGCCTTCTCGCTTGGACGCGCCCCCGGCACCTCCGGGCTACAAGCACCGTTGGATTCGTGCTTCGGCTGGTGGAGTAGAGGACCGTACGAACATTGCAGGCCGTATCCGCGAGGGCTACGAACTGGTTCGTTCGGAAGACTACCCCGACTTCCCGACGCCGACCGTCGATGACGGTCGTCACGCTGGCGTGATCAGCGTGGGTGGACTCCTTCTTGCTCGTATTCCCGAAGAGACTGTCGAGGAGCGCAATTCGTACTACAACAAGCGCGCAAACGACCAAATGCAGGCCGCAGACAACGAATTGATGAAAAGCAATGCTCACTCGAGCATGGTCATCGAACGTCCGTCGCGCCGGTCTCGTGTTTCATTCGGCGGCCCTAAAACGGCCAGTGAATAACTTTTTAGAGGGAATCTCAAATGGCTAATGCAAATAAGCCTTTTGGTCTCCGCCCCCTCGGCAATTTGTCTGCGACTGGTTCCCAGAAGCAGTACGGTTACGAGATTGCGGATAACCAATCTGGCGCTATTTTCCAGGGCGACCTGGTTACCTTGAAAGACGGCTACATCGTTAAGCTCAACAACGCGTCGCACACGGCGGCCGTTGGTGTGTTCAACGGTTGTTTCTACATCGACCCGACGACGGGCAAGCCCACTTGGAAGAACTACTATCCGGGCAGCGTCAACATCACCACCGGCAAGATCGTTGCCGACGTGATCGACGACCCGAGCCAGTTGTTCATCATCCAAGCGGATGAGGACGTCGTGCAGGGCGACTTCGGCAAAAACGCCGATGTCACTGCCTCGACCACGGGTTCCACGACCACTGGTATCTCGGCGATGACCCTTGATTCTTCGACCATTGACGTTGCAGCTGCGCTCAACCTCAAGCTCGTTGGAATGTGGGACGTGCCGGGCAATACCTTGGGCGAGAACTACGTTGTCGTGGTTGTCAAAATCAACGAGCACCTGTACGGCAGTGCCGGTGTGGCTGGCCAGTAAGGGGTAATCAACCATGGCAATTTCACGTGCACAACTGGTCAAGGAACTGGAGCCGGGTCTTAACGCCCTCTTCGGCCTTGAATACAAGAACTACGAGAACGAGCACACCGAGATCTACTCGGTCGAAACCTCGGATCGTGCGTTTGAAGAAGAAGTGATGGAATCGGGCTTCGGTGAGGCTCCGGTGAAGACGGAAGGCGCTGGCGTTGCATACGACCAGGCGCAGGAAGTCTACACCGCGCGATACACCCACGAGACCATCGCGTTGGCGTTCTCGCTGACCGAGGAAGCCGTGGAGGACAACCTCTACGACCGTCTCTCGGCGCGTTACACCAAGGCGCTGGCCCGCTCGATGGCTCAGACCAAGCAGATCAAGGCTGCGAACGTGCTCAACGGCGCGTTCACGACCTCGGTCGGCGGCGACGGCAAGACGCTCTGCGCGCTTGACCATCCGACCCTCTCGGGTCCGGATCTCGCCAACAAGTTGGCCACCGCGGCTGACTTGAGCGAAACGTCGCTGGAGCAGGCGTTGATCGACATCGCTGCGTTCGTTGACGAGCGTGGTCTGAAGATCGCCGTCCAAGGCTTGAAGCTGATCATCCCGAAGGAACTCATGTTTACGGCTGACCGTATCCTCAAGTCCACGCTCCGCGTCGGCACTGCGGATAACGACATCAACGCCGTGAAGAACATGGGCATGGTGCCGCAAGGCTATACCGTGAACCACTTCTTGACCGACCCGGATGCATGGTTCATCAAGACCGATGCTCCGAACGGCATGAAGATGTTCCAACGTGTGGCGATCAAGACCGGCTTCGAGGGTGACTTCGACACCGGCAACGTGCGATACAAGGCCCGCGAACGCTATAGCTTCGGCTACAGCGATCCGCGCGGTATCTTCGGTTCGCCCGGCGCTGCCTAAGAGGCAAAGGAAGGGGGCCGCAAGGCCCCCTTTCTCTATGTATTTCGATCACGTATAGTGAAGTCTCCGGGGTATCCGGTACGTCTGACAGTCCCGGCTGACGACATGCAGACAGACGTACCTAACTCGCATGTGAGGACAATGCAATGGCTCGTACTACTTTTTCTGGCCCGGTAGCCTCGGATAACGGCTTTATCGCGGGCACTGGTAACACCGTTACTGGCGTTTTGACGGCAACTTCCACGATCGACTTCCCGTCGATCAGCGCAAACACCACTTCTGACTCGTCTGGTATCACCGTTACTGGTGCTTCGGTTGGGGATGCCGTCATGGTTGGTGCCCCTGCCGCAATTGAATCCGGTCTTGTTGTAACCGCTTACGTTTCTGCTGCTAATACCGTCAAGGTGCGCGCTGCAAACGTGACGGCTTCGCCGATCAATCCGGCTTCTGGAACCTTCCGGGTCGTTGTCGTCAAAGTAGCCTAATAGGAGGCTCATCATGAGCTTCGGTAGTGACGTTAAGTCAAAAACCGTTATTGCTACTGGCGATATGGTTAATGGCCGCACTCGTATCCAAGGCATTTATTACACCTGCACTGGAACGGCGGCTTTAATTACCCTAAAGACCGGTGGTTCTGGTGGAACGACGGTAATGGAAGTACGGACGCCTCCGGCTGCCGGAGCCTATGACATCATCATTCCGGATGACGGCATTCTTGCGACGGATGGCGTGCATGCCACGCTGTCTTCCGCAGATGTACTAAGCGTCACCGTGCTGTACGTAGGCGGAGCGCCGGCCTAATGTCTCGTTGTGGGATGGGGATTGCCCTTCGTGGAGGCGGTGCCGTTCGTAAAGGAATGGGCATTAAAACCTCTGTCAAAAGCGGCAACTTTCGCCCTACAAAACAAGGCGCTGGCATGACCAAGAAAGGCGTGGCGGCTTATCGTCGCGCCAATCCTGGTAGCAAACTCCAAACCGCAGTTACAGAAGATAAGCCCAGTGCGGATCGCGCCAAGCGACGCAAGTCGTTTTGTGCGCGTTCGGCTGGTCAAATGAAAATGTACCCCGAAGCGGCCAAAGATCCTAACAGTCGGATTCGACAGGCGCGTCGGCGATGGAAGTGCTGATTCATGGAAATCATGATCTGGAACATCATCCTATCGGCCATTGTTATGGGCATGGGATTTATGTTGAAGGGGAAGTTTGACGAGTTGCATCGTTTGAATATCTTGTTAAACAAAACCCGTGAAGAGATTGCGAGAGATCACATTACTCGCAAAGAAGTAGATGATCGAATCGAAAAGTTTGTCGCACACGTTGACCAAAGATTTGATCGTCTTGAGGCTAAACTTTACGAGCTTCGTGGCTCGAGGGGATGACAATGCGTGGCAAGTTGAAGATGGTTAAGAAAGGTGGCAAAAAGGTTCCGTCCTTTGCCGCTGATGGTATTGGCAAGATGAAAAAGGGTGGCATGTCCGACAAAGCCGGACGTGCTATGAAGCGTAAAGCGTCTGACGCGCGCGGTCGCGCGATGAAGGGGAAGTAACATGGCAGGTCGTGGAATGGGCTGCGCGATTCGTGGCGGCGGTGCAGTAGGCAGTGGTCCGAAGAACCGCATGGTCTCTGAGCCCAGCATGAAGACCGGTAAAGTCCTCATGATGCGCAAAGGCGGTGCTGTGAAGGGCAAGAATAGTTCTGCCATCAATCAGCACAAACAAATGGCTATGGGCAAGATGGGCGGCGGTATGATGGGCCGGTACAAGAAGGGCGGGTCACCGAAGAAGATGCGTTACGGCGGGTCTTGCGGCTAATAAATGGCTACCTCCTCGCTCAACTTGCTGTTTCTGGACTGGGCTAACCGTGGTTTGAATCTTTGGACCATTGAGCAGGCTACATACACACTGACTCAAGGCGTCAACGAGATTACATTGCCTACGGATACGGTTAATGTGCTTGAAGCGATCATTCGGCAAAATAATCAGGGCATCAATACGGACGTTTACATTGAACGTATTAGCCGTGAGGACTGGTTAAACACTCCGGACAAGACAACTGAGGCTCGCCCTGCGCAGTTTTACGTGCAGCGGACTAACACGCCTAAGGTTTTCTTCTATCCGGCCGCTGATCAGACCTACACGTTTGTTTACTACCGTATTCGGCGCATGCAGGACGCTGGTGTATACACAAACGATGCCGATGTGAACTTCCGTTTCCTGCCCTGCCTGGCTTCTGGCCTTGCCTACCAGCTTTCTTTGAAGTTTGCGCCAGACCGGGTTGGTACCTTGAAGGCGATCTACGAGGAAGACTTCAATCGGGCGGCCATGGAGGATCGGGACACTGCTAGTGTGCAGTATGTTCCCGACTTAGGAGTCTGATGTGTCATACGCAACAGGCAAGTACTCTTACGGGTTGTGCGATTTCTGTGGCCAGCGATATCCCTATAACGTCTTGCGCAAGCAATGGCAGGGGTTCATGGTCTGTCCGGACGATTACGAGCCCAAAGAACCGCAGTTGGAGCCGCTTCGCTACCGTGGCGATGCGATTGCCCTGCGCGATCCGCGGCCCGATCGCATAGAACCCGTGTCTGTGTATGTTGGCGCGCCCGGATTTACGGCTTTTCAGAGCTATGGATCTGTTCAAAACAACGTGGACATGCGTCCATACGTGCTTGGACAGGCTCTAATTGCTCAGGGTGTGGTTAATGGAGTGACGG